GATTTTGAAAGAGGAGTGATTAAACAATGACACTGGGACTGAAAGATTTATATTATGCCGTATGCACAGAGGCAGACGGCGTAGAAAGCTACGGAGCGCCTAAGAAAATGGCAGAGGCAATGACAGCCGATTTATCCGTAAAGACCGCAGACGGCAGTTTATATGCAGACGATACGTTAAGCGAGAGCGTCACGGAGTTTGCAAGCGGCACGCTTAAGCTGGGAATTAAAGACCTTACGCCGGAAGTGCTGGCAGAGCTGCTGGGGCAGGAAGTGGACGAGAACAGCGTAGTATGGGCTGGAAAAGAGGACGAGCCGCCGTATGTTGCGGTAGGGTTCAGAGCAAAGAAAACGGGCGGCAAATACCGCTATGTATGGCTGCTTAAAGCAAAATTCAAAGTACCGTCTGAAAAGTATGAAACTAAGGGCGAGAGCATCAAGTTTAATACGCCGGACATTGAGGCAGATTTTACAGCCAGAAAGAAAGATAACCGCTGGAAAGCAGACTTTGTGGGAACAGAGGACAGTAAGGCGGCTAAGACATGGTTTACAGCCGTACCCGAACCGGCAGCGGCAATGCAGGAAGTATAAGAGAAAGGAGAGAGGCGCAGCGCAGGCTGCGCCTTAATTTATAGCATGAGCGCAATTAAAGACGGACGTATGCCCGTAGAACTGAACGGCAAGACCTATTATTTACTGTTTTCCCTTAATGCACTGGACGAGATGCAGGACAGATTTGGGGGATATGACAAGCTGGACAAGGCTTTTGACCAGAGTAACCCGACCATGATTAAAGATTTACGCTGGTTGCTTACCCTCATTATCAACGAGGGCATGGAAGAGGGAGAAACACCGCTTACAGAGCAGCAGGTAGGTAAGTTAATTCATATCGGCAATCTGCCGCAGATTAAAGACGCTATTTTCTCTGCTTTTGTATATTCCACAAACGGCGGGGAAGAGAAAGAGGCAGCAGACGGAGAGGCAGACACAACAGAAGAGGGAAACAGAGTAGCCGTGCAGGACGAATAGACACCGCACGGCTGCTTTATATAGCAATGGCTATGCTGCATTACACGGAAAGCGAGGCGTGGAAAAAGACACCTTACCAGATTATTAAGCTATTCGGCTATCACAAGGAGTATAACCCGCACATTTTCGGGCAGGAAAGCAGCAGCGCACCAGCACAGGCAGCAGAGGGCATGGACGACATAGACATAGCGTTAGGGGGCTTGTAAATCATGGCTGATAAAACAGACAATATTAAAACCAAACTTAGTTTTGACGGCGAGGCACAGTATAAAGCAGCCTGCAAAGAGATTAACAGCACCCTTAAGCTGCTTAACTCTGAAATGAAACTTGTAACAGCAGAATATAAGAGCAATGCAAGTAGTGCAGAGGCGCTGAAAGCCAAGCAGGAAGTATTAAAAAAGACCTACGACGAGCAAAAGAAAAAGGTAGAAGAAACAGAAAAAGCCCTTGCAAAATGCAAAGAGGCTACAGGAGAGAACAGCGAGGCAAGTAAGAAACTGGAAACGCAGCTTAATTACCAGAAAACAGCACTTGCAAACACAGAAACAGAATTAGGAAAGACAGCTACAGAGCTGGATAAAGCAGAAAAAGCCGCAGACGGAATGGGAAACGAGATAGAGGACAGCGGCAAACAGGCAAAAGAGGCAACAAGTAAATTTAGTGGATTTACAGAGGTTGCAAAAAAAGTGGCGACAGCTACAGCGGCAGCAGTGGCGGCAATCGGCACAGCAGCCGTAGCAGCAGGCAAAGCACTTTACGATATGGCGAGTGATACGGCATCTGCGGGCGACCAGATAGACAAGGAAAGCCAGAAAATGCAGATAAGCGCAAGCCTATACCAACAATTAAGCTATGCGTGCGAAAGGAGCGGCAGCAGCGTAAGTGACTTAACAAAAGGTGTTAAGAACATTACTACAGAGCTGGGAAAAACAGCAGAGGGAGCGAAAGGCGCAGGGGCAAGTTTTGAGGCTATCGGCGTATCCCTTAAGAATACGGACGGGAGCGTAAAAAGCACAGAGCAAGTGCTTTTAGAGAGCATAGACGCACTGGCGGGCATGGAAGATGAAACAAAGCGAAATGCAGCCGCACAGGATATTTTTGGTAAAAGCGCAGCAGAGCTTTTACCGTTGCTTAATTCTGGTTCAGACGGAATTAAGCAGCTTATGGACGAAACAGAAGAATACGGCATGATAATGTCAGACGAGGCAGTAGCAGCAAGTGCAGCGTTTGAGGACAGCTTAAGCCGTTTGCAGTGGACGTTTAGCGGCGTTAAAAATAGCATAACTGGGGAAATGCTGCCGTCTATAACAATGATTATGGACGGATTGAGCGACCTTATGGCAGGACAGGACGACGCAGGCGAGAAGATAAAGCAGGGCGTTACTGGAATTATAAATAATATTACACAAATGATACCGCAGATACTGGAAGTAATAACCAATATTGCAGGGGCAGTGCTGGAAAGCGCACCCTCTATTATGCAGGCGCTGGCGCAGGGTATTATATCTGCGCTGCCTACGCTATTACCGACAATCACGAATGTAATAACAAGCATTGCAACTATGCTGATACAGTTACTGCCGCAGATTTTAGAGGCGGGTATGCAGGTACTCATAAGCCTTGCACAAGGAATAGCACAGGCGCTGCCTACATTATTACCGACAATCGTAACAGTGGTAACAAATATTGTAACCATGCTGATAGAAAATATACCGCTGCTGATTACAGCAGCATTACAGCTGCTTACAGGGTTGGCGCAGGGACTGGTAGCAGCGCTGCCCGTACTGATTGAGGCACTGCCAGAAATTATAACGGCTATTATAAATGCACTGGTTGAGGGCATACCGCTCATTATCGAAAGTGCGGGCGATATTATAGTTGCGCTGATTGACGGCATCATAGATGCAGTACCGCTTTTAATCGCAGCTATGCCACAGATTATAGCAGCCATTGTAACAGGGCTGATTACGGGACTGCCTAAGATTTTGACAGCCGCAGGAAAACTGGTAACGACAATCATAAACAAAATAAAAGAGCTGCCTACTCTGATACCGCAGGCAATAGCAGCGGGAGTGGAAAAAATAGCAGAGTGGGGCGCAAATATGCAGGAAAAAGGCGACACGGTTATAACAGACTTTGTAACAAAGGTTATAGAGATTGTAAAAGAACTGCCGCAGAAAATCTGGAACGGTATAGTAGGAGCAGTTACCAAAGTGGCTACGTGGGGCGCAAATATGCAGACCAAAGCCAAAGAGGTAATGAACACAATGCTTACGAATATCGTAACGATTGTAAAAGAAACGCCTGCTAAAATCTGGAACAGCATAGTAGGGGCAGTTACCAAAGTGGCTACGTGGGGCGCAAATATGCAGACCAAAGCCAAAGAGGTAATGAACACAATGCTTACGAATATCGTAACGGTTGTAAAAGAAACGCCTGCTAAAATTTGGAACAGCATAGTAGGGGCAGTTACCAAAGTGGCTACGTGGGGTACAAATATGCTTACGAAAGCCAAAGAGGTAATGAATACAATGGTAACGGGCATTGTTACTATCGTAAAGGAAGTACCGCAGAAAATCTGGAACAGCATAGTAGGAGCAGTTACCAAAGTGGCTACGTGGGGTACAAATATGCTTACGAAAGCCAAAGAGGTAATGAATACAATGGTAACAGGCATTGTTACTATCGTAAAGGAAATACCGCAAAAGATTTATAACAATATTTCTGGTGCAATTTCCAAAGTGGCTACATGGGGTACAGAGGTAAAAAACAAAGCCGTAGAGGGCATGAACAATGTAATTACAGGAATTAAGGACGTATTTAAGGATATTGGCAGTACGTTTGCTGGGTTTGGTAAAAACATGGTAGAGGGCATCTGGAACGGCATAAGCGGTGCGACACAGTGGATAAAGAACAAAATAAGCGGCTGGGTAGGAAATGTTACCGACTTCCTTAAGGATTTATTTGGAATTGCCAGCCCGTCTAAGCTGATGCGTGACGAAATCGGCGTATATCTGGCGCAAGGTATCGGGGTTGGTTTTTCTGATGAAATCGGCGGCGTAAAGAAAATGATTGAGGATAGCGTACCGCAGGAGTTCGACGTAGGCGCAAAAGTAAATGTAAATAAAGACATTGATTTTAACGACGACGGAACACCGAAGAAACCAAAGCCAAAGGGCAGCGGTGCAGCAGGCGGTGTAACGGTTATTCAGAATATTTACGCAAATACCACAGATTATGCGAAACAGCAGAAAGAGGCAGCCCGCCAGTTTAGAATGATTGCAAGGACGGTGTAGCGCATGGAAAACGAAAAACTGACTTTTATAAATTCAAGAGGGGAAAGCGTAGAACTGGGAACAGACAGCGTTTACCACTGCAATATAAGCAAGGACGTAGAGGGAATTTCTGGCGTTACGAGCGTAATTTACAGTACAAACAGCATGGGGCAGCACGGCGACACATACGTAGGGCAGCGCATAGAGGCGAGGGACATAGATATAGTGGGACATATCAATACACGGGACAAGGCGCAGGCATTGGAACTGCGCCGCCGTATGCTTAAGATATTTAACCCAGAGCTTAGCGCTACACTGGTTTACGAGTACGGCAGCTTTAAACGTGTGATTGATTGCAGGGCGTATGGAGAGCCTAAGATACTAAAGAAAGAGGTACTTTATGAGTTTGATTTACAAATAGAGTGCCTTAACCCGTTCTGGCGGGAAGAGGAAGAAACAAAAGAAGATATAGCAAGCTGGGTGGCTGCGTGGCATTTCCCTTGCGTTATCGAAAAGGATAGCACAAAGAGCATGATATACGGATACCGAGCAGAAAGCGTAATAGTGGACTGCTACAACGAGGGCGACGTATCAACAGGAATGAGGATAAGGTTTACAGCATTGGGGACAGTTTCAAACCCGATACTGCTTAATGTGGATACCGAGGAATTTATACAGATTAACGCCACCATGAAAACGGGAGACGTAATAGAAATTAACACGAAGTACGGTAGCAAGGGCGCTAAGCTGATAAGGGACGGCGTAGAAAGTGACTATTTCCGCTATATCGACGTAGACAGTACATTTATGCAGCTTGCCATAGGAGATAACAATTTTAGATATGATGCAGCCAGCGGCGTAAATTCTCTGGAAGTATCCATATTCTACAGTAAGGAATTTTTAGGAGTGTGACGGTATGGAGCTTAGAGTATTCGATAAGACGGTGCAGCCGCTGGGGACTATTGACGAGCTGGCAAGCCTGCTATGGCATACAAAGTATTTTGATGTGGGAACTTTTAGCCTGCTTGCACCGATTACAGACAATAACAGTAGTTTGCTGGTTGAGGGCAATATATTAACCAAACACGACGGAAGAAAAGAGGTAAAAACAGCAGACGGCGGCACATGGCGCAGGGCTGCACAGATTACATACGTACACATTACAAAAGACGAGAACGGATTAGAGCAGTTAGAGGCACAGGGCTATATGCTTAGCTGGTGGCTTAATAAGCGCTGCATTTATCCGCAGATTATAGCAACGGGGACAAACCAGTATCTTATAAACCTTATGGTAAAAAACAACTGCGGCAGCGGGGCAAGCGCAAAGCGGCGTTTTCCGTTGTTTGTGTTTCTGGTACAGGAAACAATAGACGGCGTGGCGGTTGAGTATGCAAACGAGGTATACGCACAACTGGGGCAGGAAGTAAAGGCAAGGGCGCAGGCTGGTAAGTTGGGTTACGATATTCTGATTAACGAAAGAGAGCGAAAGTTTGGCTTTTATCTGTATAAGGGCAACGACCTTACAGCCACAAATACCGAGGGTAACACGCCCTGCATATTTTCAAGAGATTTTGATAATGTCAACGAGCAGGAATATACAGCCAGTATAGAAAACTGCGGCAATTTTATTTACGTGCAGGGAGCGGCAGACGACGACGGCAGCCAGCCCGTAACGACAGTAGACGGAGAGGGAGCAACGGGGCTGGATTTAGTAGAGGTATTCTGCGACGCTACGGACATTGCAAGAAAGTACCAGCAGGGGGAAACAGAGGTAACAATACCGATTGATACATACATTGCAATGCTGAAAACGAGGGGCGGCGCAGAGCTGGAAAACTACGGTAAAAATATAAACTTTGTGAGTACAATAAATACAAATTCAAACTTGAAATTTAAGGCTGATTTTGATTTAGGCGACCGTATCACTTGCAAAGAAACAAAGTGGGGAATACAGATAGATGCACGAATTACAGAAGTAACGGAGACATACCAGAAAGGCGAGGAAACCATAGAGGCGACTTTTGGCGACAGCCTGCCGACGCTGGTAGACCAGATTAGGAAAGTGAGGTAGCAGAAATGGCAAACAGTTTACCGTTTAATGCCGTGGCAGTAGACGGGGAGTACGACAGGGTATATAAAGCCGAAGATTGGGCGTGGTACTTTGCTACTTTCATTGCAAACGGCATTTTTCCAAAGCCAAGCGACGGGCTGCAAGTGGTAGCATACAGTGGCATGGAAATAAGAGTAAATGCGGGCTATGCCTTTATAAACGGCTACGCCTTTAGAAATCCTGCAACACTTAGCGTAACGCTGGATACGGCAGAGGGAGCGCTTAACAGGGTAGACAGGGTAGTAGTTCGCTGGGATTTGCCGCAAAGAGATATGTATATTGCGGTATTGAAAGGCACACCGTCTGCAAAGCCGACGGCGACGGCAGTAACACGCACTACGGAAATATGGGAGCTGGCGCTTGCGGATATTTACGTAGGAAAGGGAGTAACAAGAATACAAACACAGAACATCACAGACCAGCGATTTAATAGCGCAGTCTGCGGCATTGTAACTGGAACGGTAGAAGAAATAGACGCAAGCGTGCTGACAAAGCAGTTTACAGATTTTTTCAATACATACAGCGCAGCGGTTCTGGACGAGTTCAGCGTTTACAAGCAGAGCATGGAAAAGTACCTTGCAGATATTGCGGGAGTGTACGACAGCTACGTAAGCAAAACAGAGGGCTTATTTGCACAGTATGAGAGCCAGTTTAACGAAAGATACAGCAGTTTTGAAAATACACTTGATAACTGGGACAAAGAGCTTTTAAGTGCCTATACAGATTTTATGGCAAAAATAAAGCTATTCCAGTCGGACGCTGAAACCGAGTTTAATACATGGTTTGAGGGCATCAAGGGAAAACTGGGAGAGGACATAGCGGGCAGCCTGCAACTGCAAATTGAAGAGCTGGCAGCAGCAATGCAGGAAGTAAAAGAGCAGGCGGCAGCAGGAACAAAAGAAACAAAAGAGGCAATAGCGGCGCTGGACGAGCGGCTTAAGAGGGTAGAAAGCGGCTGGGGCATTGACTATAAGCATGACGCTGTACTGGGGTTGTGCTACATGGGAGCAGCGTACATGAGCCAGCATTACGAAAGAACAGAAGAAACGGCAGTATTAGGGCTTACCTATGTGGGTAATTCCTATCTTGCAAATACATTTTAGAAAGGCGGCAGACTATGAAAGGGTTTCCCAAAGTATTAAAGACAAAAGAGGATTATTACAACTGCCTTGCTATGGTAGCAAGCGGAGAATTGGCGGCAGCAGATTTGCTGGCAAAAATCGAGAGCGCAGAAAATCAGCGCTACATTGAGTGCGGTGTAGCAGCCGTAGAGGAAGAGAAAAAGGCAGCTACAGTATATTACTGCGACGAGGCAGCCGTAGGTATGAAATTCGTAGCGGGCGACGTATCCGGCACGGTGCAGGGAGTAACACATATCCAGACCGACGAGGCAGCGGCAGCAGGAGAGGCAGGAAACGACAGAACA